CACTGAAACTATTGATGGATCTCGTCGTTATGTTGTGAATGGTAAACTGTTGCCTTCTGTGACCACAGTTACTTCCTATCAGAATAGGAAATCCATTGCACAGTGGAGGGAACGTGTAGGTGAAGAAACTGCAAATCAAATTAGTCAATTTGCATCAAGTAATGGTACTAAGTTTCACAAACTTGTGGAAGATTATATCAACAATGAAGAAGTAGAATATGATACTGAAAAGTATAAGATTGCACTGAATCTGTTCAATCAGTTTCAATTCATTCTCAATGATGTAAACAACATTCACTATTTGGAAAGTGCTCTCTATTCTGAACATCTTGGTATTGCTGGTCGTGTTGACTGTATTGCAGAATATCAAGGGAAACTGTCTATCATTGATTTCAAGAGTTCTTCTAAACCGAAGTATGAAAGTCAGATTAAAAACTATTTTGTTCAAGAAACTGGTTATGCGTTGATGTATGAAGAAATGACTGGTAACAAAGTAGAACAAATTGTGACCTTGATTTCTTGTCATTCAGGTGAGACACAAGTTTTTGTTAGAAACCCTGATGATTATGTTGACACTCTCAAGCAGTATATTGTAGAATACAACAACAAGTAAGATGCAAGATTGGAAGTGTAGTGTAAGGATGCCCTCAAACCATATACAAACTGTATGGGTTGAGGCATATAATTACAGTGATGCTGTTTCAATGGCAGAATCTAGTACTGGTGGAAAGTGTCTCAATGCTTCTGCACAGTTTTCATCATCATCCTCCGCATCTAATTCTAATGAAGGTGCGGAAATCAATGGAGGATTGATACTCTTTGGTCTTGCAGTGATGATGTTAGTTTATGCCTGGAAATGGATTCTCTTGATTGGTGCAATCTCATTGGTAATTTGGTTAGTTATTAAATACTCTCAGGAGTAGTTTTTTGCCCTATAAGCATTGTGGTGATGTAGCAGATTTGTAATCTGCTGAGGAGAGTTCGATTCTCTCATGGGGCTTTTTAACTTACAACCTTTATAAATAATTGAAATAGGTTGTAAGTTAAATGCCAAATCCTAAGAAACCAAGACCAAATTGTTTGAATTGTGGTTGTGAATGTGCAAGATCAACATACATTTATTGTTCAAACAAATGTCAAAAGAGTTATGAAAGAAAACAAATAAAAGAAAATTGGTATAATAATAACAATGTTCCTGGTTGGAAATATATTAAAACAATTTTATTTGAAGATAGAGGAAATAGATGTGAAGTTTGTGACATTAATGAATGGAATGGAAAATCATTGTCATTAGAAATAGACCACATTGATGGTATTCATACAAACAATAATCCAAATAATTTGAGAATTATTTGCCCTAACTGCCATTCTCAAACTGATACCTACAAGTCAAAGAATAGAGGGAATGGTAGACCATCAAGAAGATCAAGTTAGTTATACCATGTGCCACAAGTACTAGTGTCACACGAAATGAGCACAGACCCCAAAAATGTGCTATCATACACAGTATGAAAGATCAAAACACCTCAGAAGTTTACCACTACCACACTAACTGGAAGGAAGGTAAAGTGAATCAAATGTGGATTCAGCAAGTTACACCTGAATGGCAAGAATGTGACCACAAATATGTTGCTATTGCTCTCAATCCTGAAAAGAATTGTAGCATGGTAATGTCCAAACCTCGCAGTCATTATGATACTCTCCAGTGGGTTCGTAAGTTCTGTGGTACATTTTGTGTTCTCCCTGTTTGATTATTAAATGAAAACTTTTTGTGCTGGTATTGTTGCTGCATACCTTGGATTCAGTGGTGTAGCAAACCTCATGGATTATGCCATGAAAACTGTGCAGAATCATGCACAGCAACTTAATTCCCAACTTGAGCAAATCGATGATTAAAGTTAAATCTGAAACTATGATGATTGCATCTACTGCGCACATCAAACTAGCAGATAATGAGTGGGCAAAAGATAATGCACACTTTCAAAATATGTTCTCTTACCTATTCTCAGTGGCACAAGTTGAGTATGAAGAAAACATGCCACAATCCATTGCATTTTTGTTAGGAATTGCTGCATCTAATGATTGTCAATGGTTGATGCTAGATTCTGATGGAGATGTAATTGAAGGCATCCCATGTTATGACTGGTAAGTTATATCATGTGACAGTTGTAGAACTGGTCGCTATATTTACCGAAATGCCCAAATCCATGCTATCATACATGTATGGAAAAAAACAAAACTTTTAAGATTGTTGATTGCAACACAAACAAAGTGCATCTGATTGTTGCAACTAACTTTGACACTGCATTGCGTGCAATGGCAAAGAAAGTTGGACATTTTTGTGTTGCTTTTGTTTGATCTTTTTTTTTTTAAAATTATGATGACTATGTTTCCCACACTTCAATCTAAAGATGGCACAATGGTAGTGTCATTCTACCCTGTCAAATTGCCCTATGGTGATATATCTGAAGCATTTGTTTTTAAGGTGCTTGAGTGGCAAGGTATTGAGACAATCTCCAAGAAGTTCATTAACAAAGTTGAGCACAAAGTTCAACTAAAAGAGTATGAATCTTTTGGTTATGTTGTTGTCAAGGACAACAGCAATCTTCCCCAACTTGGTAATCCTATGGCAGGTGCGTGCTGATGTATGTTTCTCTAGATGTTATGGAACAACTGAATAAGATTGTGAGCACATGTGAGCAAGCAATCTATGAATCAGAGGCAGCACTAAGTGATAACAATAAGGGTTATCCTTATGCTGCTGGATATAGCAGATCTGCACTCAAGAATGTGCTTGATGATGTCAACTTTCTTCTGAAAAATAGCAACACTAATTGATAATGTTTGATACAATGTGGGATGAGATTCAAGACATGCAAGGAGAAATCTTTGATGTTTGTGAGAACACTGGGATGCTACTTTATCCAGGTCAAGAACCTTACACTGAGGAGGAAATTGATAGTTTGCAGAAGACATTTGATCTAGATGAAGAAGAGTTCTGGGATCAATTTGATGAAGGTTGGAATAGTGCAAAGGAAGAAAAGTGGCAGGAAGTATATGCCTAATCAAGACAGTTAGATATATCATGTGACACTAGTACTAGTGTCACAATACACTTGACAAATGACCAAAAACGTGCTATCATACAGGTATGGAAAAAAACAAAACATTCTCAAAACTAATTTACAACATCTCAAACTCTACATGTGTTGTATTTGATCTAGATGCTACATTGTGTCATCATGGTTCACAATCTGGGTTTGATGAGTGTGATCAATTCCCTGCTATTGATGCTGTTGTAGATGTTGCCAAGCACTGTAAATCCAATGGGTTTGACTTAGTAATTGCAACTGCACGTCCTGATGTGTATGCTGAGGGCACTGCCTATTGGTTACAACAACATCTGCCAGAGTTTGATGCACTTTATATGAAGAACAGTGAGGATGATTCTACTGGTTCACAGTGCAAGGGTCAGCAACTTATGGACATCCTACGTTTCTGGGATGATATTAAGTTCTGGGTTGATGATTCTCCATTCAATGCCCAAGTCATTGAGGATCATGGTGTGACCTGTATTCGTCCTTCCCACAATGATAGTTTCTGGGCAGACTATGGTGATCAGTGAGTTAGAATCTCCTGGTAACATTGCCTACTTTCTTTATATTCAACAAGCATACAAACCCCACACTGCTATACCTACCAGAAAAGAGTTGCTAATAAGAAATCCCCACTATCTCATCAAGAGAGAGTTAGAGAAACTGGAAACCAGAAAGGGTATGGCAAGATACAAACTTAGGGAAGATTGATGATACGATGTGCCAGTTGTGAAACTGGTCGCTATATTTACCGAAATGCCCAAATCCATGCTATCATACATGTATGATGATTGAAACCAACCAAATGATTGCTCTCAAAACTCCTCAAATGTCTACTGATTCTGATATTATCATTCCCCAAGATGTTCAGGACAAGATTGATGATCTGACTGATGCAAGTTATGCTCTAGATGATATGCTAGAGTTCATTGAAGAGTATGGAAATGATAATTTCATCCAATTCTATGAAGAATATGTCCAGAATGGTGAGGACTATTGTTATGAAGCAGTGGATGCTTTTGTAGATGAGTTTGGTATGCAGTGCATTGAACATTTCAGTGATGCCTATCAAGGATCATACCAAAGTGAGGAAGATTTTGCTGAGCAATATTGTACTGATGTGTATGGTTTCAATCAAGAAAATGCCCCAGTTGTTGTAGATTGGAGTGCAACCTGGAATTGTAATCTTCGATATGATTTTGCCTTCAATGATGGATATGTCTTTAACAACAATTTCTGAAGATGATTACATGATGAAAGTGTATTGCGTGATTGGTGGATTAGATTATGAAGGAGAATGTTTTGATACTCTGAAATTGTTTGATTGCAAGTCTGCTGCTGAAGAGTATAAAGAACACCTAGAAGTTGAGTGGAAGTATGATTATGTTCTGATGCGTATTCAAGATGTAATCATGGAGTCTGCTATTGCTGCTGCCTGAGTATAGTGATGTGCCACTTGTAGAACTGGCACAATACACTTGACAAATCCCTGAATCCGTGCTATCATACATGTATGATGATTGAAACCACTGCAATGACCCAACAAACTTATAATGGTTGGGCAAACTATGAAACCTGGAATGTATCCCTGTGGATGCAAAACAATCAGTTTCTTTATAACACTGCTGTTGCATGTGTAGAGTACAAAAATGATGATGAATTGCCCTATGATAAGTTCATCAGGTGCATGGAGAATTGTGATAAGATTGCCACCAATGATGGTGTTAGGTGGGATGATGAACTTGTCAACCATGATGAGATCAATGAAATGATGTTTGATTATCACAATGAGGAGAACAACTGATGATCATTAAGTATACTTTCGACATTCAAACCAAACAACCTGTGTATGCTGTGTGTGACAATCAAGGCAATTGCCTGATGCTTACTACTAGCATCTCTACTGCTATCAAGAAGGTGCAATCTTGACCCAAGTTATTGACATCATTGCAACCCTAGATGATCATCAGTTGGAAACATTAAGTGATGATGATCTAATTCATATGATAGATCAAAGTTTAATTAATGTTCTAAAACTTTTAAATCAATACAATAAATGAAAGAGAATAAAGTGTTTCAACTTGAGTTATGTGAAGAAGATGCAGTTCGTATCCTGAAAGGTGTATGGGAACTGCGGATACATGAATATAACAAAGCAAGGCAAGAAGATCCTAGTGGTTATAAGGAAAGTGCCTGGATAGAGTATGAATATGTC